ACTTTGTATTTTTCTTTTCCTCGTTCTGTTTTCTTACTATCAATTTCTTGTTGTAAGTAATTCTGGAAGTAATCTCTAAACTGTGCTTGCATGATTTTAACTTTAGCCATGCTTGAATTTGAATTTCTAATGTATGAGTTAAAGTATGTTTTTAATCTGTAACCTACAGATAGTTCATCGTTGATATTACCACTCATCAAATCTAAAATTGGTTTTGCTTTTGATAATGAACCTTGTGCCATTCTAAGTTGTGCATCAAACTTAGCTAACTCTGCTTGAGTGAATGTTGAAGAACCTGAAGTGTCTTGGTACTTTGCACTTGCCAACCATATATTTTTATTTGTAGAACCTGTTACTGAACCAAAACTAGCAGCTAAACTTGCCATAGTTTTACCATTGTATTGTGTATGAAACACGATACCCATTTTGGCAGCTGCAATTTTTTTACCAACTGCACTATTTTTTGGCATAGCATATGTAATTGTATTTGGTGTAAAAGAAATCATTGGTTCACCGTCTATAGTGACATTCTTTTTGTCATCACCTGTGAACAATAGGTCACCTTGTAAGATGCCTTTGATGTTTAATTTAGATAGATAAGCAAGACATACTTTTAATTTTTGTGCAACAACACCACCATGGTTTCTATCAATATCTCTATTAGTATAGTTTATCTTAGGTGTTTTATTGAAGACTGATTTTGTACCGACAAAGAATTTGCCATTTTCAGGATTGATACCACAGATAATAGCAGGCGCACCGTCCCATTTAACCGTAATATTGACCTTACTTCTGGCAGAACCAGCAAGCATATCTCTTACAGTCATTAGGAAGTTTAACGCATTATCACCACCTTGTGAACCACGGTTGATGATATCATCTTCCAGATGTTCTAGGTGTGTATTCGTATCTTGTGTTTGAAACCCTTTAAAACTAAACATTTGCCTCTCTCATTTTTGTCCATTATACTATAAAAGTTGAGGTTTGGCAAGCCCTCTCAGTCAATCCATTAACAAATCCACTACTATTTATAAGTTAATGGTCGTTTAGTCCATTATATTTTACGGCCAGGTTGAAGAATTGACCTAGTTTATGTTGAACACCGACCTTATTTGACCTTACAGCCATGTTCATGGTAGCAATTTTCTTACTACCTTGATATAAACAGAATGAAAAGTTCTGTTTTGAGGTGGTGGAAATCTCTACTTTTACACTAGTTGCCTTTGATAGGTAAGCATTCAATCTGTTGCCATCTTTTACTTCTCTGTATGTGTCGTTAACTGCCTTGATAATAGTAACTGGTACATCTGATTGTTTTAATATCTGAGCACGACACCAATCTGAAAATTTATGATAATCTTGTACCATTAAATCTGAAAGCTCTTCACGAATACAATATAGACCTTTGTCATATAGTTCTTCATATTTTTTTAGATTATCTCTTTCAAATTGTTCTAATACATCTAGTGTTTTATTTCTTTCAGCACCCTCATCATAGTTAGATGCTGTAATATCAATCTCATTGTAAACTTCTTTTAATAGTTTCTTTCTTAGTTTGATAGATTTGGTATTACCTCTATCAAAAAATTCATAGATTGGTTTTACATATGTGTTTAGCAATGGTTCTTTTGTGGACTCACCACCAGCTTTTAATGAAACACCTAATAGTGAACCATCATTAAAGAAGATAACAATATCAGCAGGTGAATTAGCTGGAACACCTACTGGTTTTGCACGATATGTCCAATATACCGTATCTATTTTCTTATTATTGTTTGTATCTTTTAAATATTTTCTAATCGCCATTGCGTTAGTCATCTTCACACTATACAAAGAGGACTCTGGCATTTGTTCGATAAAATCTAAACCAGCCTTTAAGTCATTCTGTGTGACATAAGGTGGTTGTAACTTACTAGATAATCCTATAATTTTTTCATATAGTTTATCTATATTTGTTTCTGTAATGCCATTTAAAAATGCAAGGCAAGGTACAAGTTCTGTAATTGTGGAGTTTAAAGTGGTCTCTGTCATACCACCAGACATTGGTTTGTAAACTATTCGTACTGTTGTACCGTCAATAGTTGTTTCGGTAATGTCTTCACTAGATAAAGATGTTTTCTTTTCTGTAACAGGTAGTTTTAGTGTTTTAAAATGATTGCCAAAATGTTTTCTAGCAGTAGGTCTACTAGCTGCTCTAGCAAAAAACACATCTGCACTTAATGTAGATTTCTTTTTTTCATAAGATATCTTAGCCCCAGCTTTGGCAGCTGCTTGTTCTACAAGTTTATACTGTGTTTTAGTAAGTAACATTTATCTCTCCTATACATATTTATAACACACCTAGGAAAGATGGCAACTAGTAATTCCAGAGCATCTTAGGAATACCACCGTTAGGCAACCAAACTTTCTCTTTATTATGAAAGTCTGCAAGTTTCTTAGCGTCTTCTTCAAAAAAATATTTAGCTTGTTTGTCGGTTCCTCTCGGACACCCCATAAAATCTTCTTGCCTTCTTTAATCATCTCAGTAGTATAACTCACAGTTTTTAAATCCTCCGGTGGTCGTTTATCGCCTTTATGAAATCTTACTTTTTGTTTTTTTCTAGTTCTTACCATATCCAACTTATAAATGAGTAACGAATACCTTTAGTTACTGGTTTTACGACATGTGGATAAATGAAATTACTAGGAAAAATTAGAATATCACCTTTTGAAAACTCTCTTTGTTTGTCTATCATAAAGAATTCTCCACCCTCAAAATCATCATTAAGTAAACCTAACACACTTAGTATAGGAACACCTTTTCTTTCGCCATCAAACATAGAATGTATGTGGTCACAATGAAGAGCCATCTCTTTACTCTCTTCATACTTATTAAATCTTACATGTGAGTAACCTTGATACTCACTAAACCAAGGCATATTTAAATCTTTAACATATTGGTTTGCTGTGTCATCAACAATTTTGTTTAGTTGATTTTTAGTTGGTACATTATCCCAACTCATAGACAATTCTTTATCTTCATCTCTAGGTTTAGTTTCACCTGTTGTTGCATTATAAAAATTATGTTTCTGAAAATTTATAGTACCCATGGCATGTACCGTATGTTCACATAGACTTTCAGATACAGCACCTTTATATAATTTGGCGTATTGTTGCATTATACTTTAAAATCGCTAAACTTATCGTAAGCGTCCTCTTTCTTTTTAAAAGGTTGATTGGTTTGATTAGCGTCAACAATATCTTGTGCTGTTTGTTCTACATCATACAACCTCATTTTACTACGGTCAACACCCACAATGAATGCTCTGTTTGTACTAGGGTCATTATATCTGTTTTTCAACTGTTTGATTTTAATTTGACCTAGTTGTTCTAGTTCGTCATTTGAAATCAAAGCGAACATAAAGTCTGCCGTAGCAGGCAGACCAAAACTTTCTGAAGTATCTTCAAGACCAATATCTGTACTGACAAAACCAGTTCTTGTGGTTTGTGTTGCACTAAAGATTGGTACATCAAACTCTACAGCAAGACCTCTAAGTTCTTCTGCAATTGCTTTTACATAAAAGTATGATGATATATTACCACCTTTAAATCTACTTGAAGAACAAATGTTTAGATAGTCAATAAAGATTGCATCTGGTTTAAAACTCTTCTTCAATGATAACTCATTCAACAATGCTCTAAAGTGACCACTATGAGCAGAAGCTGTTGGATATTCTTTGATGATAAGTTTACCTTTTGTCTTAGCTTGTATCTTATCCATCTTGTTATCATACAAATCTTTTGGCATGACATGTAAATCTTCCATAGATACATCAAGTAAGTTTGCATCAATTCTTTCTGCAATTCTTTCCTCTGCCATCTCTAATGTGATATACAATACATTCATACCTTGTGTCAAATAAGATGATGCTACATGACACATGAATAGTGATTTACCAACGCCTGTGCCTGCAAGAGCAATGTTCAAAGTTTTACTTGGAACACCACCTTTTGTAATTCTATTCATGTAATCAAGGTCGAATTGAAATCTTTTCTCTTTAGTATGGTACCAATCAAATCTGGATTTTGCATCTTCAATATAGTCATGGCCAACATGATTGTCAAACGACACGGCCAATGCATCTGATAAGATACTTGGTATTGCCTCTGGCGTCATCGCCTTGTCTTTGCCATCCAAGATTTTAATACCAGACAATACAGCATTATGTACAGCACGGTCTTTACAAAACTTTTCAGTAGTATCAATCAACCACTGTTCATCACTCTTCTCATCTGATAAACCTACAACATATTCTTTTATTGCTGTATGTTCTTCTTCATTAATATCTTTACGAGTATTAAGTTCAATTAAGATAGTTTCTTTTGTAGGAAGATTATTGTACTTGTCAATAAACTTATACACTTCTTCAAATAACAACTGTTCAGTTCTTGTATTGAAGTAATCCTTTTTAATAAAAGGTAATACTTTTCTAGTGTAATCTTCTCTGAAAAAGAGATTGCTTAGTATTGTGGTTTCTATTCTATTCAATTATTGCCGTCCCATTCTTTAGTTGTTCATCAAGTAATTCTACCAATATATCACCTATATAATTTATAAATTCTTGATTATCAAGCAGGTCTAAATCTCTTGGATTTTTTACTACTGTATAATCAAATGTCAAAGGTAATTTACCCTCAGCATCTTCTTCCACTTTTGGTGGTATGCCAACCTTACCATATTTGTAAATGGTATCGGCAAATGGTCCTTCGGTCAACTTAATACAAGTATGGTCTTCGCCCTCTTTTTGAGCAAAGACATATCTTCTATTCGTCTTCGTCAGAGCCGTAGCTGAATTTTCTTTTTGTGTACTCATCAATTTGGTCTAATACCTCTTTTGTAAAATATGTTTCAGGATTATCATTGATTGTTTTACCAAATTGTTTTGTACCATCTGGCAATTCAATTCTTGTTGATACTTTCTTAAAGATACCAGCCTCTTCTGCAAGTTCTAACAAACCATAGTGTCTATCTAAACCATGTTTGTATGATAATCTTACATCAATTTGTGCGTTCTCTTTAGTTATTCTGGACTTATAATTTTTACAATGTATAATATTACCTACTACTTCTGTACCCTCTTTTTCTTTTCGTTTACCTAAGTAGATGATTGATGAAGCAGCGTACTTCAAACCTGAACCGCCACCCATTTCTTTTTGTGGGAACATAGAACCAATAACATCATATGTGTGATTGGTCATAATCATAGGAACACCTGCTTGACCTAGTTTCAGTGTCAATACTCTAAATGTTGACTTTACAATCTGACTTCTAGTCATATCTCTAGTTTCTTTACCAGCGGCTGTATCATCCATTTCTTTTGTAGTCGATAACATACCTAAACTATCTAAGACAAACATTATAGGTTTTCTCTCAGACTTATCTTGAGCAATATATTTGTCTAATACTGATAATGATTGTGTTCTAAATTCTTGTACTGTTGATACAGGCATTACAACTAATCGTTTACTATCAATGCCTCTACTTTCAACCATAGATTTTGATACTGCACTTTCACTTTCAAAGTAGATAACACCAGCATCTGGATCCTTATCTAA